CTGTTAATAACTCGTTTTTTACTGCTGTCGTTAGTGTTCGTGCCATGTTCCTCGTAATATGTTCTAGTTATAGCTTCAGTACCTTTTATCATGGTAAAATTAAATTTACTATCAGGTTTTTTATACTCCTTTAAATCGTTTAAATTAGTATCTATCTCATCTTCATTAACAATTACAGTTGCTTCAAAGTCTGCACTAATTAAGTGGGTAATTTTATATTTTTTCATTAAAGAGTTTCTTCAACATCTAACTCAAATTGATATAAAACATTACCATCTTTATCAGCACCTACTGTACCAAATTCTTGAATATCATTTATTAAATGCACAGTAAAAGGTACATTGTCATAAGTGACAACAGAGTCATTAGATAAAGCAGTTATGAGAGGTGGCTCTATTGTAATTGT